CACCCAAACACCCTCGGCATGATCGGTCCCCTTTTCTTGGATTAGCCGTGTAAATTCGCCCCTGGCCATATAAAACTGACTTTCTTCAATCATTGTGTTTATGGCCTTGATTGCATTGGTTGGCGTTATGTCCCCCAACGCTACCTGTTTTTCGATCAATAACTGCAACTCCATCTCCTTGGCTGCTTGCACTTCTTTTGAGCCCGCACGGGACGCAACCAGGATTTCCTGCATGAGCTGCTTCTGGTGTACATCATTTATCGCTTTCTCTTGTTCTCTTTTGCGATTCAGAAAATTATTCTCAACCTCGATACCGATGCTTGATGCCGAGGTATTGATGGTCTCATTTGCCCAGACCTGGAGATCGGGTGAGATTGATTCAAGCAATCCCTCCCTATAACTTTCGGTCGCCTTTTTGAAGTTTTGGGGATCGTGCGAATACTCCCGCCCGAGCCTGTTCATTGACTCTTTGATGTCAATTCCTGCCGCTGACTGATGCGCCAACAGCGCACCCTCATCATAGGCCTGCCCATAAAACGTATTATCACCCCTGAGTTCTGGAGCATCAACCTGGCCCAGCCCGGCCCTTAGCCCTGCTTTCTTGCCCTCGATCTTGGCCTCTTCTGTAGCATGGCTATAGGCGACATTGGCCCAACTATCGAGCATTTTTGTGAGCTGTGATCCCAACGCAGCCTCACCGCGCATTGTTGCCTCGGCGGGCGTGATCCTGGGGCGTCTTAGATTAGGCGCACTCGGCGGGGCCGTCAGCCTTGGTGGTGCAGGACTTCGGATGCCCTCGGCATATTGATAAGGATTCTGCCCTGGCCGGAACTGGTAGTTCTCTTGGTATCGTTTTGCTGCCATCTTTTATGGTCCTATCCTATTCTGCTATACCTATATCCGGCGCTAATCAATGTATTGAGGGCCTGAAGATTTGCTGCTCGCTGTGCATAGGAACCCTGTGCCCGGGTCCCAGCGGCCTCGAGCTCGGTTGATCGTCTGATTGAGTCCGACTGAATGTGAATCCCCTTCATCTGTAGATCGGCCGCCTGTATCGCACTATCGAGTTCGGCCGCAGCAACATCGCTCATCAGGCTGTTATTGGCCCGCATCAGCCTGGAGCGCTCCTGGCCAAAAAACCGCATATCTCTAATACGTTCGGCGGTATCGCCCCGGTCAATTATCTGTTCTCGCTGAAAATCCTTATAATCTGAGCGCATCATGTTCAATGAGCTCCCGTCATAGGCCTGAATCCCCTGGCCTGACCGCAGTGCTGCCTGGCTACTCAGGGCGTCAAGAATCCGTTTCTGGCGTCCTCGCTCTCGATCTCCTGCCGCCCGCTTTTCGTTATCAATATCACGTTGGACGCCCAGCTCGAACAGGCCTACCTGTTGATCAGATAGCTCAAGAGATCGGTTTGAAAATTCATAATTAACCCCGGCCTGTTCCTTGAGATAGGAAACCTGATCTTCACCAAAGGCCGCGAGAATGGCGGCCTCTTCCTCTCCATAATCTTCAATTAATTTGGCCAGCTCATTGGCTGCTTCCTTTTGTTTCTGCCCTGAGTCAACTGTAAGCGCCGCGCTCGCGGCCGTACCTATCGCCCACCACACCCACCAAGGCATTAGGCTTCCACCTCAACATCAAGCCCCAAGAGGGTAAAGGGCTGCGGGTCCGTCTGCGTGATGGTTACCTGGGCAAGTCGATCCCAGCCGGTCATATATATCTCCTTGATCCCGGTAAACCCGATCGGTGTGTCGTCAAGCACCGATGTCCCCAGTGTCCGATCTGGGAGCAGTGTTCCATTTACATAGACCCCGAGGGTGGCATAGGTGTCCACGATCACGCGCACCATCCGTTTGTACCGGGTAAGAATCGGGCCATCGTTAAAGTCGGCGTTGAGCGGCATGGTCTTGATTTTGATGTCAAAATCAAGTCCAACCTCTACCTCTGTTGCTGTTCGGTTCAGTGTGATCGATCCGCTCGAGGGAGTCGCATCGGCCATGATCGCGCTGTCGGCCCGAACACGGCAGGCCTCACCATTCAGATGTGCCAGACCGCTAACTGTCGCACTGGCCGGGGAGAGGGTCTGAAGAATGTTGCCATCGGTATATGAATCAGGATCGGCCTTTTCGAGGTAGTAGACATCAGACCCGTTAATATTTCGCTTGACAGCAAAATAAACAACATCGACAACTACAGCAATCGATTCAATATCTCCGTCCGTCTCCCACTTGGTCCAGGCTGCAATCTCCTGTGACCGGAGTGTATTGAAAACTGCCATCGTTCCATCGTCGTTCACCAGATAAACATAGTTGGCGTCGTCGGTTGGTGTTCCCTTGCGTGAGTCAATATCGACCGGACTTGAGATCAACTGAGAGGCCAGCAGGGTAGCGCTGTTGCTGGTATAGGCGTCCTCCTCCCATGAGAAGAGAAATTCCCGCATACTCTTGCCGGATCGATCGACAAAGATGGTGGCCCCATCAATACCAACAGGCCTGACAGAAGATGAGCCGTACTGGGTCTGACGCTTAACAGCCGACGCTCCAGGCGTGATCGGTGAGTCCGGCATATAGAACTCGCCACCTGTGGTAAATATCTGCAAATGTCGTGACGGAACAATGGCGGTTATCCCATTGACCTGATCGGTATCGAGTGTGACATCGATCGCTTCGTCATCGAGCCCGGTTCCGACGTCATAATCGAAATAAGAGGCCACAACGGAGCCCCAAATGGTCTGTGGGCGCTGTTTGGAGCCGCCGAACCAAAGGCGCTGACCAAAGAATGCGGCCGTCTTGGGCCATCCACGGGTCGCACTCCACACATCTTCAGCACCACTCCCATAATCAAACTGCGGAATATTGGTCAATGTAATAGCTGATAGGGTCCATGATGTGTGTGAGGCCCCTCTTACCAATTTGGCAGTTTGGTGGTCCTCATGGACAATGATCATGGTATCGGCCGATTGAGTGATATTCAGCGCCCAGAGCTGTGCCGATGTATAGGTTGTGGTGACATTGGCCTGGTGTACGCCATCCTTGTAGACCGCTATATTGTTGTTCGAGAACGCAATCAGATAGGTTTGCTCTACGTTGAACGCGAACATAAACAGCCTGGAATGTCCGGCAAGCGTCGCCTGATAGGCCATCCCTGGGCGGCGCTTTAACCCCCCCTGGGGGATTGATAGGACATTCGTCCCCTCAGCGACCCCCTGATAATAGCGCTTGAAGTCCGTCCGTGCAGCCAAGCGTGGGTCCAGAACACCCGAATTAAACGATGTCTGAAAGTTGCGTATCCTGGGCATTTATCGAACCTCAGTGAAGGGTGAGTCCACAATGGCAGACGGTGGTCTGGCCTGAGAATCCATGTATCTGGCCTTGCGTAGTTGGTCGAGATACATATTCAAATAGAGCTCACCGGTAGATTTGTTGCTTGTCACCGGGATTGCAAACTGGGCCGCAAGGGCGAATTCCAGCGTCTTGATAAAATAGGCCGGGAGCCGTGCTTCGCTCGGCTTGAAAAGATAATCAATCTCGACCGTTGCCTGTTCCGAGTAGAGCTTATCCTCGTAAATCTCGAAATCACTATCGGGATAGGTCTTAATTGCGACGAGATAGCCCGATGGGAGCTGATAGGCATGGGTCCACTCGTTGAGAGGATCGGCCACCAATTGAGAGAGCTGCGCCTTAGCCGATGCAAAGCGCCATCGATGCAGACTCAGGATATTCTCGTATGTTGTGGGATAGAGATTTGACGCGACCTCTGCCCCAGCGCCCCCTTCAGTAAAAGAGGCGATTGTGCCATGACCAATCAAAAGAAGCGCGTTCGAGCAAATACTGACATCAGTTGTGGCCATATTTTCCCTCTATTTTCCCTAAAGAGAAGCGGGGAGCCAAACCCCCCCGCTTATCAAAGTTCCAAAAGGAACATCACTACCGCGTGGAGGATTACTGGTAGCTAACTGAAACGACCCCATCTCCATCTCTGGATACAGCACCGGCCTTCAGCATTCCATTGCATAACCAGGATGTTTTTTGTGCGACATAATTAACCTCTGTTTTGAGATCAATCCCGATAGCCAGGCCAACAGCGCTTTCGTGCCAGGCAAAGGCTTCGGTAGTCCCGGCTGAGACATCCAGGCCGCCTTCTGAGCGGGTTTCAATAACGTGCCAATTAAAACCCATGAAGGAATTGAGCTCACCCGACATCAATGCACGAACACTATTGTAATCTGCACTGGTGATAGTTGAGATGTTGAGCAGGTCAGACAGACCAGCGGCCGAAACGGCAAAGTGGCGGCCGTCACCAGGCACCCCCTTGTCATTCAGTGCCTCGGCTGCGCTCACGATTTTTGCCAGGGTCATACCTGCTGAACCATGAGCAATCGTGCCAGCCGGTGAGGCCTCTGCGTCCAATGCATCAAGAATCAACTGATCAAGACGACGACCCAAAGCGCCGGATATAGTCTGCGCCAGCTCTGTGCGTTCGTCGAAATTAACCTCGGCCGCATCGAAAATGTCCGTGTATTCCGGAGCATTCCAGTTGGCCAGTGTGCAACTGATCAATGAGTGTGTAGCGCCCATTGCTGTTACATCGGCACTGGTCGTTTTCTGGTTAGCCGTACCCTTTCCCAATTTGCGGAATTTGTAAATATCACCGACAACATTGTTGCGAATGGTTACCGTGTTTCGGAGGGTTCCTGCCGTTTGAAAAGCGTGTTTGACTGCGTCGTCGAATTGCTGCTGGGCAGCAGCGGAAAGTGAAGCTGACATAATTATTTCCCCTATGTTGATTAATAAAGCGACTTACGTCGCGCCATTGCTCAACTCGGTTGTCCGTTGCCGGGCCGAATCTAGCCGCGTTTCGTGTGGCTATTCCGACTCTGCTTTTCGGATCCGCTGAGGATTACCCGTCCTGCATGAGTTGGTGCTGATTGGGTTCTGGTCTTTGGGTTGCAGGGCCCGTTAGTTATCCCGCTCCTCTCTCCATCACCTTTTTCAGCATCTTGGATATATTTTGAGTCTCGTTTATGCGTGTGTCAAGTTAATCGCCGTAAAAATCTGCATAGGCCTGATCAACCTGTTTGCGGTATTCGGGATCGACCGATGCAAGCAATTGGCCGTACTCGTTCTTTTTGGCTCTCATCTCTCTCAATTCATCTGGGGTTGCGGTCTGAGTGCTTGCGATGTTTTCGGAATTAACCATCGGCGCCTCTCGACTGCTAGCGACCAGGGACTCGAGGAGTTCAACCCCTGCTGCCGTGCTGGCAATACCCTTGTAATCCTCCCACTGATCGAGTGATAGGTGATTTCGACCCCAATCAGAGAGAGTTTTAAGGCGATCCTCGGCATTGTTCCCCAGGGCCTTAAGCTCTACCTCACGGCTGGCGCTCATTGCTCCACGCTCGGCCTCGATCCAGCCCTCCATGTGGGTCTCAAACGATTCCTGATCCATGTTGGCCGCTTTTGCCACGCCTTTGAACCAATCAAGCATAGAGCCATCTAGAGGATAATCGGTATCAGCCTCAAAAGAATACTCATCGGGTGCTTCGGTATACCCGCCGAGCTTTTTCTCCAGAGCTGAATAGGCCTTCGCCATCTCTTCCGGGCTCTTGAACTTTTCTGCCAGCCACTCCGGGCGATCCTCGGCATTAATCTCTGGTTCCTCAGAATCGGGCAGTAGTGTGCCCTCCTCTACCGTTTCCTGCTCTGTCTCTGTTTGTTCCTGATCTTGGTCTGTTATCTCCACGATTCACTCTCCATTTTCTGCGGTTTCGATCTGTTGCAAAATTTGACGGACCAAATCAGCCCGACCCTCTCTGATTCCGGCCTCAAACTGAGAAGCAGCCGGGGTGACTGTGGGCCGCAACAGCGTGATCTGAATCAATCGATCCAAAACAAACTTACCGGCATCACTGTGAAAGCACTCGTGGACCCGGCTTGCAATCTCCCGGGCCTTGGCTGCATCACCGGCTTTGCGTTGATTGAGGACCTCTCCATCGATCTCGAGCGCCTCCCAACCATCAGTGGCCTGTAGCCGATCAAGCGGCCGCATTAGCCATTTCTGGGGCCTGTTGCTGCATCATCTGAGCCATCTGCTCCTTGATCTGGGCCTTTTCAGCCTCATCACGGATCAGCTTTTGCTCGACCCCCAATCTTTTTGCGATCCAGGCGGGCATATCCTCGGTCTTGACCGCTAGATTCAGGATTTCGGGTCCCAATTGTGCAACAGTGGCCAGGTATTGGTTGAGTGCGACCAGATCATCCTGATCCTGGGCCCGAGCTAATGGCGAGGTGTGCTTGATCGTTACCTCCTTACCATCAACATTAAAGGGAGGAATCTTCCCGGTGCTCTTCAGTATACTCACGGTTCGTTTGATTATCTTTTCGACAAACTCGGTCTGCATTCGACCAAAGGCACTGCCCGAGTTCTGGACCAACTCCTGATTACGCAGTGCCATTTCAGTAGCGGAATGGACCGGCTGATCGATCTCACCAAAGGGCTCCGCGAACAGGGCCTTGTTGATGTTGTTGCGGAGATCATTAAGCACCAGGACGGCCATATTGACATCGCCAGCCCTAGCGAGCGGCCTGAGTGAGGGATTTGAACTGTCGTTTGACCCCACCGGCAGGATTGTTCCCGGCTCAAGTCGTACATTATAGGGATTGATCACCCCGTCGTCGGTTGCCGTATAAACCCCAGAAATAGACAGGGCCGCATTCCTGAGCGTGTACTCGACAACCTTGTTGGCTGTTTTAACATCCGGTAAAACCTGCATCACGCGACCCCGGCCAAGGACCTCACCCGGGACAACATATTCACGGAAAACCACCCAGGGAGAGACCTCAAAACTTTGTGCGAAAACAATGTGATCTGATGCCCGATCAATCACACATTGGTAATAATCGCCCTGCTTGGGTACAAATATCGTGCCCTCAATGAGCTCAACCCGTGTGTCAGGGGCATCGGTCGCAGTCTTTCTAATCTTGTCAGATAGACTCGCCCCAGGCCAGAGCCGATCAATGTGCCGCGCTGGGACTTTGTGCGATCGCCAGACTGTCTCAATCGTTCCGTGTGGACCCGCCTCTGGATAAATCTCGGCCAGTGGTGCGGCATGAAATTCAATATCGCTATCGCTCGAAAGGCCCTCAGACTGCTGGATCTGTAGCACTCCTGTTGATACCGAAAGATCGAGAAACGCCTCATGGGACTGGGTGGCAAAATTGGAATGATTGATGTGGTCGAAAATAATCTTGGTGATGCTGTCGAGGTGTTTCTGCACCCCGGCGTGTTCTTTTTCAGGGATTCCTGAGCCCGGGACCAGGATCGACCACTGCCGCCAGGGTGGAATTAGTGTTGCCTGGAGTCGTGATGCAAAGGACTGAACACCGAGGACAACGGTTGAGTCGTAGATCGATTTGTTTTTTCGGGCCCCTGGTGTGTGCCGGGTGAAGGTCTCACGCTGCGGTAATGCGTACTCATAACACTCCTGGAGGTGTGAGATCCAAGGGGAGCGGGCTTTCTTCGCGGTGTCAAATCGCTTGATGAGCTGCTTGACGTTGCCCAATTCGTTGGGGATTTTGTATTTCACTTACCCCCCCAACAGGGATGATGTGAATGGAATGCCCAGTTCACTGCCTGACAACAGACTCAATCGACCGTATAGTCGCGGGTTTATAAGCCGCTTTTTCCTCTTCTCTTCGGCTACATCGAGCTCTTTCTTCTCTTCTACCCTGGCTTCTGATGCTGCGGAAATAGCTGTGGTCTCTGCTGGTGTTGCAACGCTTTGTGGCGTTTTTGGTTTTGGTTTTGGTTTTGGTTTGGGTTTTGGTTTTGGTTTGGGTTTGGGTTTTGGTTTTGGTTTTGGTTTGGGAATCTCTGGCAACAAACTCTCGTCCAGGCCATGCGCTTTAGCTGTTCGTCTTGCCCCAGCAAAGTTCCCCTCTCTCAGTTGGCCCTTAATAACACGATTAAAATTTCCATACCACTGGCGTGCAGTTGTATTGCCGATCGTTTTGCCCTTCCAGGTTCCTGATGCAAAGTCGCCCTGGCTGTATGGATTGGTGGGCTGTACTCGTCTTTTGGCCATTATCTATCCCCTAAATTTGGTCCCCCAATCCCAATGATACACATTATGACTTAGCGGTCAATTTGATTTCGTGAGCTCCTCCGAACTTCTAAAAAACCTCCCATTCCCGACTGACAACAGCGGGCTGGTAGTTGGCCACATCCCTGCGATCCTTCCAGGCAATCGCAAAGTATCTAAAGGCATCCGACCCGTGTGATGACCAATCGTGCAACGGCTTGTCTTTGAACACGCGCTTGTTCTCATCATATTCGGTCCGATAGTAGCGCAGCGCCCTTAACCCATCAGCGCATCGCGTTTTATCGAAATAGCATCGCGGCAAGATGCGTCTGACTGCCTCGATCCCGTCCATTAGCGCAAGATTTGGTGTCATCTTGAACCGAATCCCCATCTTTTTAGCGGTCTCTGCCCTGGATACCCCTGTCGATAGCTCACGCTGCCGGATGTCGTGCGGGGCCCAGTGATCGGCATAGGTGAAGTCGTTGCGATCCCGGAAGTCGTGTAGCCAGTTGATGTAGTGCTGAAGGCCCTCGTTATTATTCTCATAGTATCCAATCACATGGAGCTCTTGCTGAATTCCCTGGACCAGCCAGATTGCCGTTGCATCACGAATCCCCAAATCCCAAAAGGTTGAGACCGGGGCCGAGGGATCGATCGGGACCCGGGCGATACGGCCATCCTCCTGGGCAACCTCGAGCTGCTTGGTGTAATAGGCCCCCTGGTAGTTTGTCAGGCATTCGCCCTCCCAAATATGTTGATAGAGCGCACTGTCGAGCTCTTTGAGGTGTTTGCGTTCCTTCTCAAGCTCTATCGGGAACCAGGGATTGTCCTGATAGTTGACCGCAACAACATAGGAATCGGGCGGCGGATTTATTACAAACCGCTGATAGGTATTGTCGAGCTCATCAGCCGGGTTAAAGCTCACCCAGATTTCTGAGCCTGGCGCTCGTATGGTTGGGATCAGGGTCTCCCACGAGGTCGCTGAGACTGACTCGGCCTCCTCAACCCAGACCCGATTGATGCCCTCCATCGATTTGATTTTAGTTATATTTGATCGTAGGCCCTCAAAGATGAACCGGGATCCATTCGTGCCTGTGATTACTGTCTTTTGGATGTCGAAAAACGACTGAAGCCCGAGTCGTTCAATGGTGTCTGAGAGTAGCTGTATAACCGAATCACCAATCGACTTTTGAATTTCTCTGGCGCAGAGGACCCTGATCGGATTGACATAGGCGGCCACCACCAGAAGTGATGCAATTGTCCATGATTTAGCTGACCCCCGGCCCCCATAAGCCACCTTGTATCGATAGGGGGACATGAATGGTTTGAATTTTCTCGGTATTTCAATGTCGAGGGTAGTCAATGATTATCAACAATCAAAACATTTATTGCTGCCGGTAGGCCTTGATGTTCAACATTGTGTACCTGACGGTCCAGGCCGTGAATACGCGCCTTGATGTTTAACGCTGATACCGCTGCGGCCGGTTGACCGAGATCCCTGGCGAGTTGTCGATCCTCCTCGAGTTCGTTGGTCAATGAATCCACTGTAACCTCGTGCCTTGCCTGATGGATTGCCTGAAGCGCATGAATCCGCGCCATAATTTTGGGCTTGTCTATCAGTGTTTTGGCTGATCTGTTGATGGTGGCGCGTTTGCAGTTTATGTGCGAGTAATTTCGGCGGTAGGCCTCGGTGGCGTTGCCCGTCTCCACAAATGAGCGGCAGAACCCTTCCTGTTTATGCGTCAGATTTTCTTTTGCCATCTTTCTTCCCCTTTACTTTTTGAACCACCGACCACGGAGCTGGCCGAATACCGACATGGGCCTCTAGTGCTTCGACCCGTTTTTTTATCTGCTCGATCACCCCGATCAATTTAGTTGGTTGTTGTGTTGTTGGCATTGTTGTCGTCTCCCGGGTTAGAGTTGTCGTCGTTGTTTGAATTGTCGTCTGAGCAGTTCAGCGTGTCGTTGCCGGTGCAGACCTTGGTGTCTCCCCCAGTGTTCACGGTTACGTCGGTACAGCCCGCCATCGCCAGGATGACGGTCAGTGTTATCAGTGCTGGTGCTTTCATTGGTTTTTCTCCATGTCCATTGATGTGGTTAGACTGATTGTGTCGGTTGCAATCCCAAATTCATCCAGGACCCGCTCCCTTTGGACACTTGCGTAGAAAGTGCAACCAGAGATCATTAGTCCCAGCGCCAAGATTAAAATGTAAATTCGCATGGTCCCTCATTAATCAAGTAGCGTTTGATGCGCATAATTGCGCTCTCCGCGTCATTGCAGACATAAACCAGGTAGTCCTGCTGATGTAGGCTGTCTGCCCACTTCTGTTGATGGACAGATAGCCGTCCTTTTGCGGACTTCATTTCGATGAAGAGACCGTGATAGCCGTGCCTGGCTACGGGGAGGCATAGATCAGGAACCCCGCGTTTAACGCCCTCTTTTTTCAACTTCATCGCCACTGCCTTATGACGATGCCCGCCGTTGGGCACAGCGAAGAGTAGTTTGAGTTCCGGCATCTTTGGGGATTGGAGCTCTGCCCACTCCATCACCATGCACTGCCACTGGTGCTCAGAGACAAGACCAGGGAATTGGGTGACCTCCACATCATATTCGTTCTCCAGATCATATTCGTTCTCCAGATCATAGACCCGTTTTTTTATCTGCTCGATTTCGGTCTCCAGTTTCATTGCTACTCATCCTCCCCCTGCAACCACCGCTTGAGTGGTGCGGGCAGTCGGTTCATTGTGATCTTGAGCCCCCGCCTGGATGTGTAGCCCCGGATCATGTTGTCGTCGTTCTGTTTTTTCTTGGGTCCTCTTTTTTTTGGTTTCTTTTTTTTCTGCTCCATCATTCAAAACCCCTCGGATTTTTTTCAGATTCTTGGTCGCAACCTCTTTGTTTCTGACCGCTGGCAGCGCCCTGACTGTTTGTGATCGCGGTTTGTTTGCTATGCAGTAGCCCAGGAATTGGGGCAGTGTAGGCGGGAACACCTCCCCCCGTCTCTGCATTATTATGAGCCCGCTATGGATTTCTTTGTTTTGAAGTGGTCCTAGTGCCTCGCTCCAGGTTCTGGCTGTACTGGTCAGATTCCCTGTCTCGTCCGCGATCTCGCCAAAGGCATTAACCCAGAGATTACCATAGCACTCGGTCATACGGTCCCAAAATCTAGCGATCAGTGTGTTCGATAGTGTGGGTTTTGTCATTGGCCTCTTTTGTGAGCAGTCTCTCGGTGGCGGCTCGCTGCCGGGTCTGGGCATCCATGTGCTGATTTTTTCCATTCTTTTTTTCCTTGTCTCTTTGGTCCCAAGTTCGCACACAGGCTTTCCAATCCTTGATCTTGTTTTTACCTCTCATCCAGCCTGTGGCCTGGTAAAAATCGATAAACATTTGTGGATCGGTCGTGCCTCCCCGGTCAAGTATGTATTTTTTGACGTCATCGACCGAGGGGGGGATGAATTTTTTTGATTGAGTATTATTCCCTCCCTTCTTCTGGATACTTCTATGGATACTTCTTTGCGAGTCCCTGTTTTGGGGACGGGCTTGCGGGTCCCTGTTTTGGGGACGGGATCCCGTCCCTGTTTTGGGGACGGTAGTTTTCCTCTTTACCGTCCCTGTTTTGGGGACTGTACTCTTTACAGAAACAAGTTTGGGTCTGCGATCTTGCGTCCGCACCGTCCGCGTCTTTGCAACAGTCCCTAGAATGGGGACGGTTATGGTGTATTTTGATGCCTTCGAGAAGCCACCTTTGCCTTCTTTAGAGAGCCATCCGAGACCAGCAAGTTCTGTCGTCACTTCTGAAATTCGTGTTGGCCGCAACCCACACCGTTCGGCCAGCTTGTCTCTTGAGGGCCAGACCGTACTTGATTGGTTGCTCATAAACGAAAAGAGCGCGATCAGGACCTTGATCTGGCGCTTAGTGAGTCTTGGGTCCAGAGCAACCTCGATAGGGAGTACCGCAAAGCTCACCCCTCACGCCCCTCCCTGGGGATGCACAAAAGCTCCTCGAGTGGGAATCGTGCGGGGTCCAGTTTATGGATTTTGAGTGCGATGGAGCCCTTTGGAACTGAGAGGCCTTGCTCGTAATAACCAACGGCTCGCTGGGTAATCCCTAATTCACGAGCCAGGTTGACCTGGGTTAGAGCTCGCTCTTTGCGCCAGCTTTTTATTTCTTTAGAAAATCTCATAATCATTGAGAATAGAAAAATTTTTCTGGTGAGTCAAGTCTTA